TTACTTCTCGATCTTGACACGCGGAACCGATCTAAACCGGGCTTCCTCCCGTTGTCGTGCTTTTTCCTCGGGCGTGATTCCGTACAAAGGTTGCATTGCCTTGTCGTAGCTTCGGTGCATATCGCGCATCAGTGCCTCATTACTGTGCCGCCGCGTACCGCTCAAGCTGTGCGCCCCATCGGTCGGGCGAATGTCCACCGTCGCAGCGCTAGGGCAGGGCTCATCGCTATATGCGTTGCCGCATCGGTAGATCGTGTTCTGTGCGTGCGCCCCGCCGGCGGCCAGGGCCATCAGCAACGCCAGTCGAATCTTCATTGCAGTTCCTCTGAGGTGCAGGCATGAAAGCCGCACCTTATAGCGCCGTTCGTCCATCCCCTGCCACCCAAACGGCGGCCAGCTTGCCGGCTCAAGCCGCCGGGCAGGGGGTGGGCACCCGCAACCGCGCCGCTTGGCTCTCCATCGCTGAATTTCTCGCCCATGCCGATCCGCGTCGCGTAGTAGGTCAAGCGGCGGCGGCGCGCCCGGCAGACGGAAAGCGCAGCGCGGATGCCGGGCGCGCCGCCGCCGGCCGTCAGGCCCTCCCCCTTGGTAATCACGGGGAGAACAACCAATGACCCGCCCGTCTCGCTCCGTGCTGAACAAGCACAGCAAAACCTGCTCTCTGGTCCTTGACGGCAACGAAGTCAAAGCCCGCCTGATCGCTGAGCGCATCGAATCCTCAACCCCTGTCCATGTGGACTGGGTGCGCTTCACCTGTCTGCTGCGCAACGCGCCGATGCCCGGCATTGGAACCCTGTTCCCCACGCCCGTGCCCGATGTGGACGTTGAACCCCTGTCCATGCACGAGCGCCTAGCGATAGGGCAACGCACGCTGCGCTTGCGCAAGCTCTTGGCCGCACTGCCGGACGCCGATTTCAGTCCATCCGCCCAGGCCTTGGAACTGGCCGAACGCGTCTGCGAAACCCTCGGCGACGCCTTCACCGTCGCTCCCGAAGTGCGCAAGGGCCACGACTTCTACCGCTTCCGCTGGAGCATCGAGCGCAACGGCCAGGAAGTCGGCTGGGTCGGCTACCTCGCCAGCGGCGAAAGCCCGCGCCAGCAAGCCCAGTCCAAGACCATGCACGTCAACCTCTACGGCACGGCCTGCACCTTCGCCCAGGCTGGATGGCGCGATCACCTCGCCAATCTCGTCGATGACATGGCCGGCACCATCACGCGCTGCGACCTCGCCTTGGACTTCTTTGACGGCATCAAGGGCGGCATGGCTCGCGTCCTCGCTGACTACCAGAGCGGGCTGTGTGACGTTGGCGGCAAGCGCCCCAAGTGCAACATGGTCGGCGACTGGAGCGACGGCGGTCGCAAGGGTCGAAGCTTCTACATCGGCAGCAAAGAGGCCGGCAAGCAAACCAACGTCTACGAAAAAGGTGCCCAGCTGTTCGGCGAGAAAGACGCCACCGACTGGATGCGCGCTGAACTGCGCTACGGGAACAAGCTGCGTCACCTGTCCAGCGACATGTTGCGCCGGCCTGCCGACTACTTTGCAGGCGCCAGCGACTGGCACGCCGCCCTCCTGCGCGAAGCCAATGCATCGCCCCTGCCTGAGTCCGTGCCTTGCAATCGCGATCTGCCCGCGCAAACCGTTGAGGCCGAAGTGACGCGCGTCATGCGTTGGGCTAACACCACGGCAGGCCAAACCCTCGCCCTGTTCTTCAAGTACTGCACTTCCGAGCAGTTCGCCGCTGTCGTGGAGCACCGGGACCTTCCTGGCCGCCTGCGCCGCTTTAACCACCACGAAATTGCCAGCGCCTTCAGCCGCGCGGCGGACCGTGTTCTCAAGGGTGCCGGCGCTGGTCACGCCATGGCATAGCCCTTTATCCACCAGACCAAGAAAGAACCATCATGCGTTTTCAATCCGAAGTCATCGTTCACGGCGTCAAAGAGTCCCAGGGGACCATTGAAGGCCGCGACTTCTCCTCCACTACTTTCCACTGCGAAGTTGACCTCGCGGAAAACAGTGCCGGCCGCTCCATCGGCCGCGCCACGCGCCCCTTCAAGATTCAAGACGCCAAGGAATTCGACAAGTGGGCGCACCTGGGCCAGTCGCTGCCCATTAAAGCCGTCGCCACCTTCGAAATGGCCGCTGCCGCCCAGGACGGCACAAAGATGGTGCTTGTCGATATTCGCCCCGTCGAGCAGTCGAAGAAAGCGGCCTGATGTTCGAGCCTGCAGTTGAGTTCGACTACTGCGACGTCATCAGCGCCCAGCTAGATGCCATGTTGCAGCCGCTCACGGATACCCGTCGCGGCGTGCACATGACCAGCAGTGGGGTAACGGTCACGGTGTCGCTTCCCGTCGATGTGGGCGTGCTCCGAGCTCGCCTGACCATCGAATACGGGGACGAGGAGGCCGATTAATGCGCTACGTCATCCAGTCGGCCACCACTGGCGCCTTCCTCGCGCCCAGCTTCGAAGACGGGCAGCCCGAATGGGTCATGTTGCTGCGCGAAGCCGTGGCCGTGGATGACCTCGAAACCTGCGCGCAGCTCATCGAAGACCACACGGACGCCTTCCACCGCGCCCAGGTCGTAGACCTCCAGCAGCTGCACCGCGTCCTGAACTGAAAAGGTGTCTCAGCCATGACCTCCATGTATCTGACCGAATCTGAGCTGCAAGCTTTCGCCACCTCCGTGTTTCAGCTGGCCTTTGCTGGCGGCGTCCTCGGTGCGTGCTGCTGGTCGCTGTTCATGGCCTTCATCGCCTGGGCAGCCGACGCCGTATGCAGCTGGGAGGAGCGCCGAAACCGCATCGGCGCAGCCCGCGCCCGCGCCACCGTGCGCCATATCAACGGGGGTCGCCTTGGCTGACCCCCAGGTCATCACCTGCACCGGCGAATGCACGGTCACGGTGGTGCACGAAATAGCCCTCCCGGTGCTCGATCTGAGCCCGGCCGAGGGCGCACAAATCAGCGGCGCCGTCCTGCTGGTCTGGGCTGTTGGCTGGGCATTCCGCGCAGCTATCAAAGCCCTGAGAACTGACGGCAATTCATCAACCAATGAGGAGTAAATCCATGAACCGCATCAATGCTCAAACCCGCCGTTTCGCCACCGCTGCCGCTGCTGGCGCCCTGGCCCTGGCCCAGTTCCCCGCACATGCCGCAATCGACGTCTCCGGCGTCGTGACTGAAATCGGCGACACCGTGGCACCCATCGGCCTGATCGGCTCCGCCGTGCTGCTGGTGGTGGTTGCCATCGCCGCCTTCAAGTGGGTGCGCCGCGCGATCAGCTAAGCCCTTCGCTGCAAAACCCCTGGCCGGCCGGCAGGGGACTTTGCCCAAGCGTCCGCGGTGGGCGCTTCGTCAAAGCAAGAGGGGAGCTCATGGGCCTTTTCGTCATCATTGCAGTACTGGGGGCGGCATGGCTCATATTCACCGCCTGATTGCGCTTTTGCTGCTTTGCGTGTCGTTCTCGGCGCTGTCTGCTTTTCCGCCGTATGAGCGCGTCCAGTATGTCTATAACCAACAAAATTTATATTTTGATGATCTAAATGCTGCCTGTGCTGCGGCTTTCCCGATTGTCATTGCATCAATCCCGCAGGCGTTTAAACCCATTAAGGGGCAAAAAGTTACCGACCTTGGCGATCAAGGCGGGCGATGCGAAGTGGAATCCAATGGTAATGGCTGGTATTCTGCGGCCATTACTAGAGTCGTTAGTAATTCCTGCCCTGCCAATTCCACTCTCTCCGCTGGCTTGTGTATCTGCGCGGAAGGAACTAAGGAACAAACAGGCTCTGACGGCAATAAAGTCTGCACTGAGGATAAACCCAAGACGGCCGATGAAAAATGCGAAGACATAGCCGCGTTTTATAACTCCTGGAATTGGGCCGATAGTCGGCAGGCGCAGCTCGACTCCGCTAAGGTGCATCCTTTAGATGAACCGTTCAAGGTATGCATGTCTAATGCACAGCTATTCTCCGGTACGGAACTTGATAGCCCGGATAATCCCCCAGGGTGCATGCACAATTTCACCGCCAATATGCGGGGGCGTCTAGATGAGAATTCGCCAGTGAATAGATACTGGGGCGATACGTGGATGGTGGACACGTGGAGCCAGGGCACCAAAGCTTGCGTACCCGGCTTGGACGACCAGCCTGGAGACCCTCCTGACATCCCGCGTGCTGATCCCCAGGGGCCGTGCAAAGGCCATGAGGGTTCTGTGAACGGCGTATCTGTCTGTATTGATCCGTCCAGCGGTAGGACAGAAGGGGTCGATTGGACGCGAGTAACTGACGCCAATGGAAATACGAAGGAGCAGAAAACTGAAGTGACCTGCGTTGGCGAGAAGTGCACTGTGAAGACCACAACAAAAACCCCCGGCGGCACTGATGAGAATACGACCACCACCACAACGACACGCGGGCAATATTGCGCCAAGAATCCAGAAAGCGCCATTTGCAAGGGCGATAAAGATAACACCGGCAGCACCCGTAACCAAAACGGGCGCGGTGGTGCTGGTGATCCCGCTGGCGGTGGTGGAAAAGGCGACGGTGAAGGCAAGGGGTTTTGCGAAGAAAATCCTAACTCGCCACAGTGCAAAGAAAGCAGCTTTGGCGGCTCCTGTCAAGCCAGCTTCACCTGCGACGGTGATGCAATCCAATGCTCCATCGCTAGGGAGCAGCACATTCGCAATTGCAAGCTGTTTGACGATCCATCCGACGAATCCCGGCTCTACGATGCCGAAAAGGCCAAGGATCGCAATCGTGACGTTACCGCCAATTTGCCAGGAAATGAAACTGTCGACGTAGCCGGAAAAATCAAACGAGATGATTTATTGGGCGGCGGGGGTGGGTCGTGTATCGGGGATTTAAATGTGCAGGTTATGGGTCAATCAATGAATTTGCCCCTGAGCGTCATTTGCCCACATCTCGGCTATCTGGGCTATATCCTCGTTGCCGTCGCTAGCCTTGTGGCCGCTCGCATCGTTGCAAGTCCATCAAAGGAATAAGTAATGCCGCAGTTTCTGGCCGCTATGGGCGGCATGCTATTAAATGTGGCGGGCGGGTTGGCCGGGCAAGTGCTTTTGTCGCTTGGTATAGCGGTGATTACGTATCAAGGAATTGATATTGCGCTTGAACAGCTCAAGTCGGATGCTGTGGTTGCTTTGCTTGGTCTGCCGCCGCAAGTCGTCGCTTTGCTTTCCTACATGAAAGTGGGTGTTGCAGTAAATATCGTGACCTCTGCGCTAGCAGTTCGCCTCGGAATAAATGGCATGACTGGTGCCGTTAAACGCTTCCGTAAAAAGTAGCCCGCCGTGCTCTACCTCATCACAGGCGCCAATGGCGCAGGTAAGACCCTGAACACCCTCAAGTGGGTACGCCAGCGCCAGCTGGACGAAGGCCGGCCCGTCTGCCACAACGGCCGTTTTGAGCCCATCGAAGGCGGCGAGCTGTCCAGCTGGAAAACCATCGATATGAAAGAGTGGCAGGCCGAACCGGACGGCACCATCTTTCTTGTCGATGAATGTCACAACGACTTTCCGTTACGCGCTGCCAGCGCTACGCCGCCTGATTACGTCCGCATGCTCGCTGAGCATCGCCGCCGTGGTTTCGACTTCTACCTGATCACCCAGCACCCGCAAAACATCGACAGTTTCATTCGCCGCCTGATCGGCCCGCCGGGCTGGCATCGGCACCTGAAGCGCAGCTTCGGCGCGGACATGGTGACTGTGCTGGAGTGGCCCGCCGTCAACCCCAATTGCGAGAAATCCGGCAGTGGCAAGGATGCCCAGGTTTCCCTGCAAGCGTTCCCAAAAGAGGTGTACAAGTGGTACAAGTCCGCCAGCCTGCACACCGGCAAAAAGCGTATTCCGGCAAAGGTGTGGCTATTCGTGGCCTGCTTGCTCGCCGTGCCCGCGCTGGGCTGGTTTGCCCTCGCCAAGCTCCCAGGGCGGGGCGCTGCCGACACCGCCAAAGTCGAAGCTTCCACTAGTGTGAAAGACGCCGCCCAGGCCCGTGACGGCGGCGCCTCATCAGCAGTAGCGCAAAAGCTGACTACTGCCGAATGGCTGCAAACGCGCAAGGCCCGTCTGCCCGACTTCCCGCACACCGCGTCGGCTTACGATGAAGTCACCCGGCCCACCGTTGCGCCGTACCCGGCCGCCTGCGTCAAGATGGGCGACCGTTGCGACTGCTACACCCAGCAGGCAACGGTAATGCAAGTCACCTATGACGTGTGCGCTCAGATCGTCAAGCGCGGTTTCTTCGTGGACTGGCAGCAGCAGGCGCCCCAGCAGCAGCCCGCCCAGGTTCCGCAGCCGCGCCCAGCTCCTGCGCCAGCGGCCGCGCAACCCGTCATCAATGTGCACGTGCCCCCTGCGCCTGTGCAGCAGCCTCAACCCGGTGGCGAATGGTTGCAGGGACTGGCCGCGCGCAATGCGCAAGTGCGCTCAGAAATCAGCCGCTAA